TGGCATAATTCGCCACCGACGCAGACGTAACCGTAGGGCTATCCGTCATGCTGTCGTATGTGCTACCCGCCGTCAGGGAAAAGTTGTTCGTCGTCCAGTTGTTGCCATTGCCAGACGTGTCATAGCCAAGCGTGGTCGTGGATGTCGTATTGCCGAAGGTTAAGTGGAAACCGTTTGTGCCGTACGATCCTGAATAGTTGATGGGTTGCCATACGCCGTTGGTGTCGTATGCACCGAAGCTAGATGGCGTCAGGGCTTGGCCGTCGATGAAGTTTACTTCGGCGAGATAGCCGTCAAATGGTAAAGAATTACCGCTATATGTGTAAGCACCAATCCCATGCAAGTATGCACCGTTATATGCAAAAGCATAACTTGAAGAGATAGTTGAGTTTGTGTCCCAAGCAGTAACTTCAACACCGTTTACCCAAACACGAAACCGATTTTGTGCTGTTGCATTGGTGGTATCGGCAACAAAAACAATATGATACCAAGCGCCGACATCACGATAAACGGCTGTTGTAAGACGAAAAGTGTTAATTGTTTGATTATAAAAATTTAATTTATTGTTAGCATCAAATTCAACTTGAAAAACTTGTGATGGGTTAGGACTAACGCCAGACATAGTAATAAATTGTCTTACTCCTAAAATCCCGCGTTTAACCCAAGTACTCCAAGTCCACGTTGTTTGCGATCCAGCACTTGCTGGCGTCCTATTCAAATACGCACTTGCAGACGAACGAAAGCGCAGCGAATTGCCAATTGAAAACCCGCTGGACGACGCACCAAAGCCAAAGGCTTTTGCGTCTAATGCTCCACGGGTTATGATGGTTGGCATGTCGGCCTCAAGCGAATTTGGTGACAGAAGCGAACACAGTATAGGCTGCGCTGCCGGTTTTCACAATCGTATAAGTGTAAATATCGGTGGAACTTGCGTCACCCGCAGTCGGGGCCGTCCCGCCCTGCCACTTAGGCGTGACGGACGTTCCATCAATTGTAAACGCCGATTGGTAATAGGCCGTCGAGCCGTTTGTCACCATGAAGGCAATCGTGATCGTCTGCCCCGTAGACATCAAGGTATTCAGCGAAGTGCCGGAACTTCCGCGGATGTTTAACGTCCAGTTAGCCGCCGCAGCCGTCGTGTAATACAAAATCGACTGGGTGGTTACGTCAAAATTGATGGTTCCGGTCGCGGCTGTCGCGCTAACCGTGGTCGTTTCAGCCGCATTAACCAATACTTCGGCTAAAACCGAAGTTGATCCGTTGAATGTTTGGGTGGCGGTGAACGTGGTGGCGGTGGCAGGAGCAACGTAATCCGTACCGGCGGTTGCCGCTGTGATTGCGGTTGTACCGGTGCCTTTAAGCACGCCAGTAAGTGTTGTAGCGCCCGTGCCGCCGCCAGATACACCCAAAGTACCCCATGCAGGAGCAGCAGCCGACCCGCCGGTGATTAAAGCTTGTCCTGATGTTCCGAAACCCGTTGTACCTGTTGTGGCAGGAGTTGCACCAAGGTTGGTGCTGAAACCCAACGCACCCGCAGAATTCATGACGTGAGCGCTTGCGCCAGTCGAACCCCAAGGAAAATAAAGTTTGTAGCCGTTACCAGAACCGACAGCTATATCACCGTCGTGACCTGAAAAATAAACACCATTATTGATTGAGTAAAAATCAGTCGGTGTTCCCGTGCTAAACACTGACGAGTTCATACCAAACTCGCCGTAATAGCTGCTGTCCGACCCTAAATCGTTACTCAAAACGTAGTTAGTGGACGCACCAGCCGTTGCAGATTTGTTTTGAAGAAGTGTTTGAAGATAGCTTCCCGAAACCGAAGTACCCGAAACAAAAGGTGCGTTACTGGCATTAAACGACAAAACTGGCGTTGTGCTGGTAGACGAACTTGTCGCCAAAAATGGAACCGTAACTTGTCCCGTAGTTGTGATTGATAAAGCCGTTGTAGCGCCGTTGTTGCCAACTTTAATGGCAAAACTATCGGTTGTTCCTACACCAGAAGTTGTTTGCAATGTGAGGGTAGAAGCTGCGCCCGTACCACCGTAAATAATTGGCGATGTTAATGACGTTGCAGACGCTACACCCAAAGTAGGTGTGACAAGCGTTGGCGATGTTGCCAAAACAACCGAACCAGAGCCAGTTGTCGCCAAATTTCCAAGCGTACCAGCGTTATTATACAGAATATAACCGCTTGTTCCGCTCGTTACTGCTGTTGTTCCAACCACAAGAGCAGTTGCAGCTGGCGCAGCCCATGTACCGTCACCACGCAAGAAATTTGATGCCGATGGTGTACCCGTAACTGGATTTGCCGCCATGTTGGTAACAGTGCTGATGACTGTGCCTGATGTTGGCAAAGTGACGTTTGTGGTACCGCTGACAGTTAAAGTGGTCGCAAACGCGCCAGATGTGGCAAAATTACCACCTAACGTGACGGTGTTTGTTCCGTTATTTACGCCTGTTCCGCCGTAAGTTGGACCAATAATTGAACCATTCCACGTTCCGGTCGTGATCGTTCCGATGCTGGAAAGCGAGGAAAGCGTTGCAACCGCCGTGTTTACAAGCGTGCCCGATACCGGGAGCGTAACGTTTGTAGCCGCGGTCGAGGTCAAAGTTATTGAAAATGCACCGGATGTAGCAAGCGTAGAACCGTCGGCCAGCGTTAAAGTTGCACTCGTAGCAGGAGCCGTTACCGCTACTTTATTGATGGAAGTTGCTGATGCTGCGCCAAGCGTAGGTGTGACAAGCGTTGGCGATGTCGCCAAAACAACGCTGCCCGAACCGGTCGTTGCTGCACCGCCAAGCGTGCCAGCGTTGTTATAAAGAAAATATCCAGATGTAGTGCCGGTAACAGTTGTTGTTCCAACCGCAACGCTGGATGCAGCCAAAGCAACAGGTGCGGCCCACACGCCGTCTCCCCGCCAAAATGTTGCGTTATTGGCGTTTGTACCACTGTTCAAATTTGAGACGGGTAGATTTCCGGTAACACCTGTTGTCAGAGGTAAGCCGGTCGCGTTAGTCAGAACACCTTGCGTCGGCGTGCCGAGCGAGCCGCTATACGTCACAAAGCCGCCGGTCGCATTGGTTGCGTTACCGAGCGCCGTGGTTACGCCCGTTCCGGTGCCCGCCAAACCTGTTGAAACAGGGAGGCCCGTTACGTTTGACATGACGCCGGAAACAGGCGTTCCGAGAGCGGGTGATACTAAAGTCGGGAAGCTGGAAAGGACGTTGGAACCAGAACCGGTTGAAGTTGTTACCCCTGTACCGCCGTTAGCGACCGCAAGCGTACCAGCCAGAGTAATAGCGCCGGTCGTCGCGGTGTTGGGCGTTAAACCAGTTGTGCCGCCGCTGAACGACGTGACGCCAGATTGTGCTGCCCAAACAAACGCCGAGCCATTCCACTGAAGATAGGTGCTAGAGGTCGTCGGGGCCGTAATAAAGGACGTTGCGCCCGATCCGGTCTGGTAGTGGATTTGGTTGGCTGCGCCACCCGCAACGTTGGTCGCCGTGCCCACACTTAACGTGTTAGCGGCAAGATTACCCAACACACCCGCGTTATTATAAAGAAGGTATCCGGTCGTTCCAGAATTGACCGTTGTTGTGCCGACCGTAACAAGAGCGCCACCAGCTGTACCGGCTGGGCCTTGCGGGCCGGTCGGACCAATGGATGCAAGAACTTGCCAATATGTTGCGTTGGGTGGAACTTGGTTGGTTGAAGTGGTTAAGGCAATATAGGACGAGCCATTGTATTGAACAATGTCGGTCGGGAGGTAGGTCACATATTGTGACCAAGTACCCGCATTGAAAATCGACGACAGTACCATACTGTCCAGAATGTTATTCAGGACAGGTCCGGTGATAGCACCCGTCCCGTTCGCGATAATCTGCGAATTGATCTGGGCGAGTAACTGACTGCGCGTCTCAGATGTTGACATTAACTGTCACCTTACGTCGTATATTGGCAGAACCAAGAGTCACCGGTTGTTGCGCCGAACACCGAAATTGTGTCCGTCGTTACGACGTTATATGATTCGCGGAACACTGCACCGGGGGCTAAACGATAGCCGCTGGTTGAAGAAGGTGTGGCGCAACCGTAGTTGTCGTTCGGATCGTTCATGATCAAAATATACGGCGCTACCGCGTAACCGGAGCCGGGGTTATCAATCACGATGGACGTGACAACACCACCGGTCAGGACGCAGTGGGCGGTTGCGTAATTGGATGGACCGTTCTGGTTTGGATAACCAAGACCAAGATCACGACCGTTAAGCGGATTGCCGCCACCCAAGAAGTGAACACTTGGGGCGTAAGTGAAACCAAAGCCGCCATTGGTTACAGTGATCGAGGAAACTTTACCGCCGGATAGAGTGGCTGTTGCGCGTGCCGAGCCGAACTCAAGAACCAAAGTGTCTGTGGTCGAAGTGTTCTGGATGACGATGGACGAGCGAGGTGCCGCGCGAGGAAGGATCAGCTGCGGCGTGCCGCCAGCTGCAATATACCCGTCCGCCCGATAAACAGGCGATAGGTTTTGTTGTTCGGTAAAACCAATAATACGGGCCATAGTTCAATCCTTTTAAGACACCCTGATTTGTAAAATGGAGCCATTCCGGTAAAATTGACCGACAACCACGCCGCCGGAAGCCGCCGCCGAATCGTTGGCATAAGATGTGGATGCTGCTAATGTCGAAGAGATGAAGTTGCCAACGATTACGTCAGCGACACGAATCCAAGCACCGTAAACCACACCGGCTGGCACGATAATGGTCGAGTTATTGTCTGCCGCGACCGAAGTGTAATTCCAATAGAATATACCCTGACCGCCGTCTGCGGGGACGTTAGTCCCCTGCAAATAGGCTGTCATACCCGTTTGGCCGACAATGGTGCGTAAAACACCCGTGTTGTAGCAGCTAAACGTGTAAGCGTTCAGCTGACCAGCCGAAATGACGCCAACGCCATCTTGGGTTACGGTTGGAATAACACTCATTGCTGCCTCCGGCGAACTTCAAGATACGCTACAGGGATAACAGTAAAGCAGCAATATGCGATCAGAACTTCCAAAGCCGGTAGGGTCTGCGAAGTGATCGCAAGAAGAGATAAAACGAACGCGCCAATCAGCGAAAGAAGCAGAAGGGCGCGTGCAGATAGTGCATAACCAAGGGCCGCAAAAGCCGCCACAATAACGTCAAGCGTTGAATGTTGGGGCTGGGCCGGAGCCTGTATCGGAATCTGGACTGATTCCATTGGCTTTCTTTTTGGGCTTACTTCCTCCACGTTCAGCCGTCGCACCGTTGAATTGTCGCTTGATTCCATCGAACCTTGATTCCTCTTTTTGTGGCGGGCGTAGGTCTTTACGTGTCTTAGCCCAATCAACAACTGCTTCAAACGCCTTGACCTGTTCGGTCAAAGGCGCTTCCTTGGTAGGATTCCCGTCATCCATCGTAGCACCAACTCCGGCCTTTTCCAAGAGATGTGCGGCGGCAATATCTAGGGCGTCCAGAAGATCAAGCGGTTTCGTCATTTTGGGTCGGTTGTTCCTGTTTAGGGGCGGCTTGTGTCTCTTTAGCGACTTTTTCTTGATAAGTCTCTTGTTGCGCTACCGGACTTCCCGCTGCCGGAGAAGCTTGAGCTAACAACCCTTTATCGCGATTTGCTATTTTTTCCAAAGCTTTAGCGTATAACTCTGTGCGGTCAGGTGAAATCGGTCCTTGGGGAAGCGCAACAGTTGGTTTTGTCACCGGTATTGCGGGGGTTTCAGGTGCTTTGGTTTCCGCTTTTAACGCACCAGAAAGACCTTCTTGAAGCGGATTTGTCGGTTTTTCCGGTGTAGGTGTAGGTTGAGGTTGTGGTTCTGTTTGAGCAACCCCAGGCAAAAGATTATTATAGGCCAACCGTCCAGAAACCGGAACTTGCGTGCTTGTATCAGCATTATAACCCGCCGGAACATACACTGTGTCGGTACCCATTAATTTTTCAACTGGCGGAGTGCGGGGTGCGCCGGGCACAACACCGATTGTTTGTCCGAGGTCTTGCGTTCTGGAACGCCAGTTGTTTGCCGCGTTAGCGTATTTAGGGTTTTGCGCCAGTTCGTTAATGGTTTGACTACGCAAAGCATACATCGCTGCTGGATCGCCTTTGGACTTTTCGAGCAGTTTGTAAGCTAAATTTGGGTTCGACATGATTGCGGTATCGTAACCAATCAAGGCGGTTCTTGGATCAAGCTTTGCCCAACCGTCACCATTAATAGCTTGCCAATACGTGTAACGGATGGCTTGCGCTTCGCGGGGAGTTAAATCCATAACGTTCACGTTTTTATGAGCGTTTTGATTGATACCAAAAGCGGTTGGGTTTCCTAAACCGTCATCAGCTGTTTTGCCGCCTTCTTGATAGGCGACATACGCATCAGCCTTTAAGAAAGCGTCCGAATAAGGTGATTTTGGGGGAGCCAAACTAGATTGAGTGACTAGGGGAGAATCAGCCATTATTATTCTCCATGTCCGGTATTTCCGGTGCCGCCAAAGAGTTTATACGCACCATAACCACCAATACCACTAATTGCCAGATTACCGAGCAATCGAGTCCCAATAAAATACCGCACATCTTGAGCAAATTTCAAACGGTTTTCGGTACGTTCAAGATCGCCAACTGCTTTTGAAAGACGGTAAGAAGTTTCTTCATACATTTCATCAGTTATCAATTCAGGAAATTCATTCCTTAATTGTTCAAACGTTTGTTTTGTCAAATTACCCAATTCTTTAGGTGACAATTCAGGGTCATTTAAATCTGTATACAATTTATTTAATTTACGTTGGGCTTTTCCAAGTTTAGCAACTTCAGCTGTTTTTTCTTCGACTGTTTGACGCAAAGGCGCAGCTTTTTCTTTTGTAATTGCTGCTTCTTCTCCGGCGCGTTTGGCGACTTCCGTTGCTTTTGATATTGCGCCTTTTTCTAGTCTTTCTTGACCAGCAGCAAGATCGTAAGCTTTTGTTGCGCCACTTTTCGCTTTTGAAATATCCGAAATTTGTTTTTCAACAAACTGGCGTTCGCGAGCCATTTGGCTGTATTCGTCATACAGACCTAGGTCTTTTAAAGCTTTTTCGTTGTCCGCAACCTTTTTCACCATGGCTTCGCCAGTAACGGCTTTGGTCTCTGGCGAGCCAAAAATCAAATCGTTAAAATAGGCTTTGGCCGCATCTTTCAATTTTGGGTTGGCTTGAGCCGCTTCAGCTAGACCTTCTTTACCGGCATTAGCCAATGATACAATTTGTTCCATAGCGTCTTTCGGCGCTATCGTAAATTTTGGTTTTTTACCCGCAGCCATATCTTCCGCTGTTAAATCACCAAACTCTGTTTCGGTAATATCCCCAAACAAATTGCCTTTTCTGTACACGTCTTTTGCTTCTGCCAATTGAGCATATTTTTGACGTGCAGCTTCATATCCTGCAATTTCATTTTGGATTGCTCCGCGTGCAGCATCCGCAACTTTCAATAATTCTACGGCACGTTGGCCACCCGTTTTTTGAGCGGTACCCGCCATACCGATCAAACCGCTGCTGGCGGAATCGCCCATAACGCGTTGCACACTATCCATCAATTCAGGCGTAACAAAATATTCGGCGCGCTTACCTTCACCGACTTTACGTGCGCCAAGTTTTGTATCGGTCAAATTGTCTTTGGCTCTACGCAAAGCCGTCTTAAGCACTTCGTCTGCCGTTGTTGGCAGCGTGGCGTCAATCAAAGCAATTACGTCGTTAGCCGGGATATTTTTTTCCTTATTATTTTTAAAAATATCCGCCAAACCTGAATCGGTTCTAAGCGTTTCTTGTATTTCTTTCCGTTTTGGTAAAAGTTCTTCTTGGAACGTTTGACCGCTCTTGACACCGCTATCTCTTTCAGCAGCCGCTTGTTCTTGGCGATTGATAACCGTATCAACCGTCTCGTTTGCTTTAGTTGAAAGCGTTTCAAGATTTTCTCTAAGCTGCAACCTGTTTTCTGGCGACAAATCAGTCGGCAGCATACCAAAAATAGATTCTTCAGTGCCTTTTACGACACCGTGTTGAAGCTCACTTAATTCTTGATCGATGCGTTGTAGCTTGGCAAACTGATCGGCAAGTTGTTCTTGACGCTGTGGATTCTTTCTTATGGTTTCCGTTTTTAGACGATCAACATTTGCTAATGCAGTTTCTGATTCATTTTTCAGACGGTCGTAAACTGCACGCTGTTTTTCTGACAATTTATCGAGCGGAATAACTTGACCTTCATCTCGTGGCGCACGGCCAGCAAGGCGGTCTTTAACACTGTTTTGCACTTGCTCAAATGCTTTTGCTTGAGTTTCAAGTGGCTCAACTCGAAACTGAGAAGCGGTTTTTTCAGCTAAAGCTTCTGTTTGTTCTTTCTTTTTTGTGGCTTTACCACCTTCAATAATTTTATTAACTTCCTCTTTTTGAAAATCTATAATTTTTTGAGCTTGTTCAACAGCAGCTTTTTGTTCAGACAGGTCCATCGAGGACCAAGCTTTTTCAAAAGTCCCAGGAACCGCACCTAATGCGCCAACAGCGGCACCAAAAAATGGTCCAGTTTTAAGACCGTAAACAAAATCGTTCCAACGCGCATCGGCACGTTGTTTTTTTGTAACTTCTGACCGCGGCGCGGTGAACCCACCAAATGCACCAATTGCCGTGCCAGTGATGGCACCTTTTCCAATTTCTTTTCCGGCGTATACCCCACCCTCTTTAAAACCTTTAAGAGCCAATTCCGTCTTACTTAGGTTTTGGGTGGCCGCTGCTGCTTCTTCAGCGCCAAGCACACCTTCAGCAGCTTCGGCTGCTTTTGGTGTTTTACCGTAAAGAAAACGATAACCTTTTTTAACGCTCTCAGGGATCATATCCCCAACAGTGTTTGAAATTGCTTTGCCAGTTTGCGCTATTTTTGGAGCAAGATATTCACCGATTTGAGTTGCGTATTTCCCAACCAAAGGTGCATTTTCAACAGCCTCCCCAGCAAGACCTATACCCCTGCTGGCCAGACCTAAAGCTTCTCCACCAAGTACGTAAGGTGCTACTTCGCCAATTGTGCCAATTGCAGGACTTGTCGCATTTTTAACATATTCATCTAAACTTTGTTGTGTTTTAGCAAGTTCTCGCTCGTAATCGCTGGCGCCAAATAAACTTGCCCCGGCTTGTTCCCATCCAGTAATGGTTTTTCCAGCCCCCGCTAGAGCTGCCGGTATGTTTCTTTTTAAATTTTCTTCCATTTTTTGTGGAGTAACAGCTGCCCGCCGTGCAGAGAAATCTTTAATAAAATTTCCCATGTCTCCTTTGGCTGACGGTTTAGCTTTGCTTTGAACATGACCGTCCGCAATACGGTATTCAAAATTTTCAGGATCGTACGGTTTACCCGCTGCGGCCAATAACCCCGGAATACTTTTTTCTTCAGCAACCGTTTGACTAACCGTTGGTTTACGAGGTGTGCTAGGCGGTAAAGCAATATCCGGCACCCCTTCCAGTTTAGGAAGTGGTGGTAGAGCAATATCCGGCGCCCCTTCCGGTTTAGGAAGTGGCGGTAAAGCGATAGAATTTGTTTTGTTAGGGAGTGGCGGTAAATCTATTTCATTAGCCATCACTTCACCTTTTTATGTGAATTATAGTAATCCGTAATCACTTGATCCGAAACATTTTCGTAACCCGGTTGCCCTTTAACGTATTGTTTATAATCCAGTAAAGACATCGATTCCGGTATATCCGTGGATGCCGTTGCAGGTGCCGCCGCAGGTGCCGCCGCAGGTGCCGCCGCAGGTGCCGCCGCAGTTGCAACTGGCGTTACATTGGTAAAACCTTCATTGGTTTGATTGGATTCACCTTTTTGTCCCGTTTTAGCTTCAATAATTTCTTTTGGGACACCCAGATCATCGCCGTACATTTGCAAAGCACTAGCGCCAAGAAGTGACCCAAACGCCGCTGAACCAGTTTTTTCGTCTCTGCGCGTTCCGATAATATATTGATTTTGAAGCGCCTTAGCTTTTTCTGCGGCGTATTTTTTAAGAATTTTCATATTTTCTTTATTAATTGAAACTGCGCCTGTTGGATCAATTAACTTTGCATAATCTTCGCGGTCTCCGCGTGAACCCGGACCCATGTTAATAAATTTAGCAAGTTCGTCCGTTGTAATTTTACCGCCCGCAACAACATCTTGTGTTGCCAAATCAGGATCAGCCAACAACCGCATAACAGCGTTAGCCAATTTGTTGACTTGTGCTTGATCTGTCGTATCCAACGAATTGATCAGCTTGTCCATTTCTCCTAAATGGCCTGACAACGCATTAAGAGAAATAAGTTGTTTACCAGCATATGTGTTGCCAGAACGCCACTCTTGATCAATTTTTTGAGCGTTTTTGTATTGATCAGGATTAAAATTTGGATTCAATTTTAAAACGCGCGCAAGCGTTGCGTCATAAAGTTTTTCTGAACCTTCTCTGCCTGTACGTGCGGGCATTGCGGTTTTGTAAAGTGCAATTTCATTGTCCGCAATGGCTTGATCCGATTTTTCGTCAGGCGTTAATTCATTTTTGGCTTCTCTATCTACCAATTTTAAAAGTTCTTTTTGAGCCAGAATTGATCCGGCTTCTGCTTCCATCTGCAAACGCACGCGCGCATTGGCGTTTTTATACTCGTCTTTATTATGTAATTCTTTTAATCTTCCTTGTACTAAAGCATTTTGTGTTGCTTGAGTTTTCCACCATTTTTCTGCTTTTGGGCTGCCTGAAGCTGCTACATACGCAGCAATATCTTCAGGGTCCGCTTTCATTAATTCTTTAACATCTTTTTCAAATTGCGCGTCAGCGGCAGCTTGGTTTTGTTGAACTTCTATTTTACCGCCTAGCATCTGCGCTTGAAGTGCAGTGAGCAATTGTCTCTGCGACTCCTGTGTCATTTTCATACCGTTGAGATCAGATTTATCGCTTGCAGCGGCCAGCATTACGTCGTCTTTAAAAGACGTAGCTGCTGCCGCTATTTCAGCTCTATACGCCGCAAGTTCTTCTGAAGTAATTGTCTTTTGTGCAAGTTGACGTTCTTTTAAACCTTTTAAAAGTTCGTCATAACGTTTGGTTTGAAATTCTTGCGCTTTGACAGCGTTTTCGTTTGCTACTTTCCAATTTTCGTACGCTTGTTTTGCCGCAGCCTCGTCACCCTGCTTAAACCCATTCATAGCGGCAGCCGCAGCGTTGAGCGCGGCTGTTGCGTGATTACGTACAAACAAAGAACCAAGCATAGCAAATAGCATGGCGGCTGAACCCCACTGTTCAACCAAGCTGGTTGGTTTAGGGGGTTTGTATTCTACAGGTTTAAAATCTTTATATAGTTTTTGTATTTCTGACTGTTCTTTTTCAGACGCAGCATTAAAAGCTTTTTGTTCTTGTAAAATACGATCTATGTTTTTTTGTGCATCTTCTACAGTTTGATCGGCTTTTGTTCTGGATTCTTTAAGATAAGATTTCCAATCAATTTTATCTGTTTCATCTGCCGCTGGCTTTGCTGTAGCCGCCGATTCAGGCGTTTCTAAAACAGTTTTTACGCTTAGCGGTTTTTTTGGAGCAACAAAGGGTGCCGCCGGTGTAGCCGCTGCCGCAATAGGCGAAGTAGCCGTAGGTTGAAGCGGCGAAGGCGCACCTGACCCCTGACCAATAATCGGGTTATTTTTAATAAATTCTTGTTGTTTTGCAGGAGAAAATTTATCTAAATCGTTTTGTTCTCTGGCGTTTCCAACAGTTGGACCTACATCGCCTGGGTTCTGGCCCTTATCTGGATCAGAATCAGTTCTAGCGTCTTCAAAAATTGTTTGTAATGAGCGAGCCATGGCTGTTTAACCCACTGATGTTGGTGTTTGTGCTTTGGCGTATCCACCTGCCATAGCGTTTGTAAAGCCCGCCATCGCGTTGCTCATGGCCGTATCTTGTGCCACCGATTGTGCCATCAAGTTTTGATACATACCAGAAGCAAATTGTTGTTCGCTGACACCTGTTTGCAACAATTGAGAAGCAATTGTTGCGCCTTGAGAAACGGTTGTGTAAGCCAAATTAGAAAGATCGTTCATTTCAGCCGACGATCCGCTCATACCCATGTTGGCGTAACGCGACCGAATTGCGGCGGCAGCGGCGTCGTGAGCCGATGATAAAGCGGCATCCATTCCGGGAGGCAACGTTCCAGAAGTAAGGTAGCCTTGAAGTTGGGCGCCTTGCGCTTGCAATTGTGCGGCAGCGTCTTGAACGTTTTGTTGAAATTCAGGTTTTTGATTACCTTTCAACATATTGTACGCCAGACCTGCGCCAGCCAAACCAAGCGAACCGTAGTCTTTAAGAAAGCTACCAATATTAAAACCTTCACCGCCAGCACCTGTCGCGCCTTTAACCAAAGTGCTTGTTCCGCCGGGGCTGCTTAAAGCGTCTGTTGTTGGTGTAATAGTTTCTGCGGGAGCTGTTGTTACGGGTGGCGTAGCAGCAGGTGCCGGTGCCGGTGCCGGTTCTGCCGGTGCTGCCGGTGCCGTTGTTGTTACAGGTGCTTGATCTACCGCTGTATTAGTTACCGCTTGAGACCCTAATCTAGCCGTATCTTTGAGATTTGAAGCTATTTGTCCTTGTGTTCCGCCAAACGTTTGTTCGGCAGAAGACGTTGCATCGTTTAGCGTCGGGGTTAATGGCGACAGCGGGGCGTTACCGGCTAACGCATCACCAACTGCCGTACCAGAAGACCCTAAAGACCCTGCACCCGCTAAAGGGCTGGTGGCCGGAATAGGCGTTCCGGCAGCGGACTGTTGAATAGGTAAATAACTAAGATCAGTTGATTCAGTAACCGGAAGTGTACTGGCCGCGGCTTCCGTTGTAGGGGCCACGCTGCTTGCAACACTTCCAATGCCCGTAGTAACCGGACTTGTTCCCGCCAAAGCGTTTCCTGCGGCTGTACCGGAAGAACCTAAAGCGCCCGCTCCAGCCGCAGCGTCGCCAGCTGTTACAGGCGCTCCGGCAGCGCTGGTTTGGATCGGCAAATACGATAAATCAGCGGCGGTCGGTGCAACACTACCTGCAACTCCCGATATATCCGCTGCAAGATTTGAAGCTCCCGCCGCAGTTCCCGCAGCCGCCGTTTCTGCCGCAGTCACGGCGTCACCAGCAGCAGTATATTCAATTGGTAAATAAGAGAGGTCAGTTGCAGCCGTTGCTGCCGCCGCCTCACCACCAAACCCAAGAGCGCCGCCTATAGCAGCGCCGACATCTTCAACAACGGGAAATAAAAGTGCCGCTGACGCGCCCATTAGTTTAACCTTTTTTCCAATCCGCTTTCGACAGTCTTGTACTTTTCACGCCGAAGGACAAGCCCCAAAGCTGGATGTGCTACTTTAACATTAACGTGCACCACATGAATACCACGAGCTTGCAAATCTTGCTCCCAAAATTGGACCAGATTTGTACCAATTTTTCCGTCTCGGTAATCAGGGTGAACCCAAATAATATCGTTTGCCGCCCATGAATGGCCTTTGTAATGCAAATGTTTCCGCAAAATAAAGACGGCATAGCCGACCAGTTTGTCATAATCGTTACGAACCGTGTAAATGGTTAACATCCCGATTTTTTCTAATTGTTCGTAAGCCGCCCAATCAGGATCGAGCGGAATATCTTGCCAAACAGCAATCTCTTCCCAATGTGCGGCAATAAGATCACCGCATTGGTCTTTTACATCGGCCAGCTTCTCGATGTTTAATTTAAGCAAACTATCCCCCAATGCCTAAAATTTGTTCCGCGTTTTGGTGTTCTTCGTAATTTAAACTGATCCAGGCGTCTAATTGTTTAGGGTCAGTAATATCGATATCCAACAAATCAGACGACTGAGATTTTATCACCCCGTTCATATCCGTGTGCAAAGATGCGTTATTCTGCAAAAATTGCTGAAGACTGTTTTCGTTTATCGGGTCAATAATATAATCAGTCAGGTTAACACCGTATTTTTTTAAAATAGCGGCGCGGATTCTATCGTGGCTGTCTCGATGGTCATATGAAAACTGGCGCCATTCGGCATCAGTTCTCGGAACATTCAATAAAGCCGCTAACATTATTCACCGGTACGGTTCGAGCGACCAGCTGGACGCGTTGCGTCAGGTTGCAATTGCGGCATATTAAAATCACCGAACATGGGTTTGTTCCAGCCGGTACCTTCCCAATGAGCGGTGCCGTTAGGTGTTTGAGCTGTAAACCCCAAAGGGTTCTCGCCATCTTGAATAATGCTTTCAAAATGCAGCTTCTCTTTTGTTTGAAGCGTCTTTGCCTTTGCCATGCGAAACTCCTATCAGTAAGAGGCTACAACTTCAGAGTAGCCCATAAGCATATGCCCCACTGTGAAGTCAGGGCTTGTTGAAGTAAAGCGTAAACCCGCCAACACAAAGCCAGCGCCTTCAAGCGAAGCACCCCAGAAACCGTAATACGGATAGGGTGATTGGAAGTTAGGCTGGACAAGCGCCACATTGTATGTACCACTTTGTAGGCTTGGCTGAAAGGCATTTTGTAAGGCGATGCCAGATACCGACAGCAAGAAAGTGCCGGTAATTCCAGAAAGGCTCGATGAATTGTCCGTCGCTTGCATATAAACTGCGAGCGCCTGTTTTTGAATGAACATTTTATCCGCGCCATAGAGTTTGGTGTCTATGCGCTTAGGTAATGTGGCGGATGGGGTGTAGAATAATGGGTACAGGCCCGCACCATCGGTTCCCCAAGCTTGGTAGTTACTGCCTACTTTTTGAGCGGCAATAAAAGTCAAGTTCAAAGATTGGCTAGCGACAGTCCATTCTTTTTCGTTCCAAAGTAGCATGACATTTCGCGCTACTTGAGTGTCTGGATCAATCAAAGTGACAAAATAGACGTAATGTTTAACGTCATAAATTGTCGCTATTGCTGCCGAAGGCGTAACACCGCCAGACGACGGATACACCGCATTAGTAAAAATCTGTTGAATTTTAGTCGATACGTTAGCCAACGAACCGCCGTATAGACCAAATACGCCTAGTTCGTTTGAAATAATAATAGATTTACCAAAATCTTGAATGGCGTCACGGAAACTGAGGCCAGCTTGTGGATCAACGTTTTGGTAATTGTAAGTCGTAACCGTCGGCGCACCAGCCGTATTAACGTTAGACACAACCGATACCGAACCGTTACCGAAGAAATACAGATAGCCGGACGATTGGCGAACACCAATGTAGCTTGTTTGCAAGAACGCGTCGGTGTTGACTGCCGATCCACCGCCATCTGACGATGCAAAGTCAGATATTGATCCGGGGGCGCTGTAGAACCACAAATTGCCAGGCGGCGTGGTTGAATATTGTTGCGTTGCCGGATTAATAATCCAAACGCGCGACAAATACGTTTCCATAGCCGAACCGGAAATTCCGTAAGGCATAAGGGTAACTGTGGCCGCTGCCGAGTTGTTTGCTCCGGCTGTTACCACAACTGCGGGGGCGGACGTATAGAACCGTCCTGTGGCTGACACGGTAACAGACGCAATAGATGTTGGATTGAGCAAAGTTGTTCCGCCCGCGCCCGCTCCGCCGCCACCTGTAAATACGACTTGAACCGATGCCGTGATGTTTGATCCGGCGTTGGTAATTGTTACCGAACCTACGGAAGAACCGACCATGTTGGCAGTTGCAGTAGGTAAAGTTGCGCCAGTTCCGCCACCTGTGAAACTTACACTTGGAGCCGAGGTATAACCTGAACCACCCGCAGTTACTTGAACACTGGCAACGCTTGTTGCTGTCAAAACCGCAATACCGGTAGCCCCTGCACCGCCGCCGCCTTTAAACGTAATAAGCGGAACAGACGTGTATCCGGTACCGCCGTTAACCACCGTTACCAAAGCAACGCCCGCCGGAGCAAGAACTGGTTGCACAGTCGCGCCTGATCCGCCTGTACCCGTAATAGTCGCGGACGGCGCTGTGGTGTAGCCTGAACCACCATTGGTGATTGTCACGCCCGTAATTAAGCCCGCGCCTGTGATGACCGCGGTTGCTGAACCACCTGTACCGCCACCAGACGTAAAACTCATGGTAGGTGCGGAAGTGTAGCCTGTACCGCCATTTGTAATCAGAATAGAAACAATGGCTCCGCTAACGGCGGTTGCAATTGCTGCCGCGCCTGTTCCGCCGCCGCCCGAAAAACCAACCGCAAACGAGTTTGCATAGCCCGTACCGCCAACAAGGCTGGTGTAGCTTGTGACGCTACCTGTGCTTATGATAACTGTACCAGCAGCACCAGATCCACCGCCACCGGAAAAACTGATTGATGCCGCAGTATAACCCGAACCAGCAGCCGTTACCGAAACGCCGCCGACCGAGCCGCTTGAGAGATTTGCTGTCAACTGCGCCGACGTGTTTGACCCGCCACCCGAAAAAGCCAACTGCACAACGTCTCCCGGATTATAGCCCGTTCCGGGGTTAGTGATGTTCACTTCAGCGATGCTGCCGTTGTTAATAACGGAACTGAACGTCATGCCGCTTCCACTACCGCCATAAGCTGTGATGGTAGGAGAACTGGAATAAGAAGAACCAACAGAAGTTAGGACAACGCCCTGCGGAGCAGCTGTACCCGCGCCGTACAAAAGCGTTCCGTCCCACGCCCAATAATCGTTGGTTGTGTTGCGGTTGGAAATCAAAAGATAGGTAGAACCCCACTGACGCGCAAACGGTAAATATCCGGTCGAGGACGTATAGAAAGTTCCAGACGGTCCTATGGTTGTTTGAACCAATGTTGCCATGTTCAACTGAATTGCGGAACCGTCAGATAGAAAAATGGCGCAATATTGGGTTGTAGCTAGGGTATAGAACCGAAAATACACAATGGTTTTGCCCGACGGGGCTGTGTATGCCGCTGGCCCTTTATCACCAAGCGCACGCAGTCGTCCGTTGCCAAGACGCACAAAATTTTCAACCCAAGTAAATTCTTGATCTTCAATAGCGTGCGGCGCGTCTTGGGCGTTGATACCCTTGAAAGGAAACGGAGTGTAAACCTTAAAGCCGGGCGGCAGCCCTAAAGCTTGACCAGCTTTACCGGAGATTTCAGGATTGGATGCCATGTTGTTCCCTTACAGCGGCGAACGTCGCCATTAAAGAACTAACTTCTTTGCCTGTTGATTCGCTGACGCGGCCATTTTGATTGGATGATCCGAGTTCAATCAAAGTGTCGAGCAATAAAACAAGTGAAGCGGTTCTGACTGAACTGTTCTCTTGTGTACGATCAAGACCGCCCAACACAACGCGAGCGAGAGCGACAGTAGATGCAACGTGGTCGTGGATACCAGACATCTTAATATCCTATTATGGCCCAGACCGATAATAGCCAGGTGTTTTACCGCGATCAACTGCCACACGCGCAACACCAAGGCTGTCGGCAAACCGATCTTCCATGACTTGCGCTTGTGCGTAACGACCGGTTGTTTCAAACGCGATGGCCGCTGCGCCGTACTTTAAAGCTTCTTGGAAACCGTCAGGAATGGCGTCGTAATCAGCGTCACTTGTCAAATCAATTGGCGCAGCCGACACATCGAGGTCGATTTCAAGATACTGTGAAGGAACGGGGAACATCCAGATTTCACCGGTTGGGCCGTCGTTGTAGACAGACCAGACTGCTGGATAGGACATATTCAACACGGAATACGCGCGGCAATACGCTTGAAAATCATCCCAAGGAAGCCAATCTAGCGCGGGTTTTGTCGTGCCACCCCAATTCACCGAGCAGGTGATTGAGTCGTAGATATAGGCGGTACCTGCGTATTGAGCTTTAAGGAAGTTATTAAAAAACCCTTGATACGGATACCGCTCAACGCCGGGTATGGTCATGCACGAATTGGTCACAGCGCCATAAGCCGAAGGGAACGGGCCGTTTGGTGAATAGTTAATTGGGTAGTTGGCGTTGTATTGCAGCACGTTGAAATCGGCGTTGTAATCGGTGTTAAAATCACCGTTTTTACCTGTTGTTCCTGCCGCGGTATTTGAACCCGCAAACGGATTTGGTAACGCGCCGGGCTGGGCAGCGGTCGGAATGGCGCTACCAGAAACCGCCGAAGCACCAAAAGCCGATTGACCTGAAATCAACCGACGGATGCAACCTGTACGCTTTGCCGCATTTTTACGCGCTGTGTTGACCCAACGCGTCAATTGAGGTTGCGAAATGAACGTGTAATTTTGATCGTTCAGTAGCGCCGAAGTGTCGTTAAGAAGCTGACTGAGTGACATACAAACCGCCCAAATAAGTTAAAGCCCGCACCCGCGTCACCGCAAGCACGGGCTTTTATTTAATCAGCTACTAGCTATTAGACTTGCGTCAAGTAGCTGGTGTCTGTCTGACCACCCATCGTGAAAGTCACGACTGGAGCTGTCGTAACAACCGAAGCGGTTGCGTTGACAACTGGCGTTGGCGAAGAAGTGTAGATACCGCCATCATAAATCACCGCGCCAGTAGCAGTGATACCACCGCTGGAGATTGGAGCCTTGATGTTAGCATTACGCGTCTTAACCAAACCCGACTGGGTGTATGGATTGGTGTAGGCTGCTGCGGTCGTTGGGAACGCGTCTTCTGCCGTGATCTGAGCGACCGTACCAGAAAGACCTGCACCAGCCGTACCGGCTGCGTAAGCCGTGATCGACCAGCACATGATACCCGTTGCTGCTGCGCTCGAACCGCCGCCACCTGCGAAAGAAAGCGTTGGAAGCGAGGTCTGACCACCCTGACCGTGGTCGAGGCAGAGAACCGCAGTAACCGTGTTAGCGCCCGTGAGCGTTGCGGTTGCTGCTGCGTTGTAGCCCTGCGTCACGCCGTTCACGCCTTCGCGCGGGTCGTTGATGAACACAACGGTTGGAGCCGAAGCATAACCAGCGCCTTGGTTGGTGACAGTGACCGAAGTAACTGCACTTCCCGTAAGCGTTGCGTAACCGGTTGCCTGAACGCCGCCCGCAGGAGGTGCTTGGAACTGGACGATTGGTGGGTAGGTGTAGTTCGTGCCGCCGTTGGTAACGGTAACAGTCGTGCTGACTGCACCGCCGACAATTGCTTTCCAGATCGAACCGCCAGCCGAAGCCGTAACCGTTGGAGCCGAAGTGTAGGACGAACCACCGTTCGTAACCAATGCACCGACGAGAGCGCCGGTCTGGTTTGCGAGGCGATAGTTAACACCATCCGAGTAGATATAGCGAACGCCGCCCTGATGGTCGCCGTTGCCGATGTTGCGCCAGATACCCGTGATCGGATCGTACTGCTGAACAACGGTGTAAAGACCGGTGTTCACCATATACCAACCTGCTGGGCTGATCAGTTGAACCTGACCAGACTGCAACGTGATTACGTTAGTGGCTACACCCTTCAGAGAAGGTAATACGCCAGAACCTGAAAAGAGACCCATGTGCTCTTACTCCTTAAATGACTGCTGGATACGTGCCGGGAACGTTCGGCCATGCTGCACCGGTAATACCCTGAATTTGGGCACCGGATGAAGGCTTGGCGCAAACGAGATCGGCTGCCGAGATCAGAACACCGATGTCCGAAATCTGACCAACTGGAATCTGGCTTTCGAAACCAGAGAACGTCATTGGTGCATACTCAGACATGTAAAGACCGGTGTAACGCGAGTTTACCACAATGCAAGTGCCGAGTGGGCAGAATGGATCGGGGAAGATCGGCGTATCAAGAACACGGATAGCACGGAAGCCCGCATTAACCGCATCGTCTTTTTCGTAAATCGACCGAGGCTTTGTGGTGAACATTTCAAGCGACATGAAGTCGGACATGAGTTCTGCCCAGTTGGCAGGGTTCATAACCGCATAATCAGGTGCTTCGCCGCCAGCGCCCGCTTGAATACGGGTGAGAAGCTGGGCCATACCAACGCGGGTCGTTGCAGCCGCGCCGGTGTTGGTGATTAGCTGACCCGACCAGAACGAGCCGGGAGTACGCGAAATGCCACCATATGATGGAACGTTCGTGCCGTCGTCATAAGCTTGCGTCAACGAGTCCCAAACTTGGGTGTTGGCGTAGTTGTTGGAATAAAGCGCCTGAGCGTAGGCTTGCTTGATAACAACCGCTGCGTCCGACATCACTGCGCGAAGCTTAGGAATAACAACTTCGGACGACTGGATAATTGCTTCCATTCCGAAGAAGCCAACTGGAACCATACCAAGCTTGAGCGAGAACTGAGCGTTCTGGATTGCTGCCTGATCGGTTGGCATTGGGAAGTCGCCAGCAAACGAACCCCAGTTGAAGGAAACGAAAGACGATCCCTGTACTGGAATGGTAATCTGGCTGACACCGCCGCGTGCAGCTTTGGCGTTCGACATGAACAAGCTGAGAAGCGGATGTGACTGATAAATCTGTACGTATACAGAAGGCAAGAAAGCACGCCGCGTAAGTGCGGCAAGCTGTGCGCCAAGCGCGCCTGAAGGGGTAATACCGCTTCCGGTCAGCGTGGCTACTGGGGAGGTAGGTAGAGCCATTGGTTACGTCCTTTTATTACGCCGCGCGACCGAGCGTGTCCCGGACATACTTGTCAGGGTCGGCTACAAATTCGGTAAGCTGTGAGTCCATGTAACCCATAGGGTCACGATGAAGTTCAACTAGTGCATCGTTGCGGTTTTTGGACCCGAATAGATCGAGGTCTTGCGGTGCCCAAGTTGGACCTGCAACCTTTGCTGGCGGAGCCTTGCTGGCGACATACGCGGCAGCGGCTTCTGCGTCCGAATAATTGCCCGTTGACTTCATACGATCAATCATCTGATTGAAGCCTTCTTCAGTCAGATTATAGTCGCGACGGGCTTTTTCGAGTTGTTCTTCAAGTTTTAACTTCGTGCGCTCTTCATCGGCGGCACGTTTTTCATCAAGACGCTCTTCAAGAAGCTTTTCGTATCTGTCTTCAAGAGTCTTGATCTTGTTCAAGTGTGGCTCAACGATTGGGGCAAACATATCCTCAGTCGTTTTAACGTCGTCCCAACGGGCCTTAGCCGCTTGTTGGATTTTTTTACCGACTTCACCGTCGTTCCAAAGTGCGTCAATCAACTCTTTGGAGCGCTGAAGAGCAATTTGATCTGGGGTCATAGCCATGGTTTACTTCCGACCTTCTGGAGCCGTCGAACCGTTTTTGCCCGAATTACGTGCGGCATCGTCGCCAACGTGTTCGAGGCTGCGGATGTGGTTGGTGCCGTCAGTTGGAAGACCCGACTTGCGTGCGCCAATTCCCATCGTTGGGAACTCAACGTACTGCATAACGCTGCGATCTTCTTTAACGTCGTTAACGTATGGGGTAGGAACTTTTCCTTGTGCCATAACTTACTCCTATGCGCCCATTGGCGGGGTTGGTGGTGGTGGAGCGCCCGCTCCGGGTCCGCCGGGTGGTGGACCACCGGGCATCATACCAGCCATATTAGGCTGTGTCTTAGCGGCACGCGCCATTTCCATCAATTGTTGAATGGCGCCCATCTGATCGCCTTGTGCGCCACCTTCTTTTTCAAGGTGCTTGCCGATGTCGGCAACGGCTTTAAGAACGGATTGATGGAGTGCTGAACCCATTGGCAACTGGGGGAGTGCTTTTTGAAGCGACTCAAGACCCACTTTCAAAGCTGCCATTCCTTGCTGACCTGAACCAGCCATAGGTCCGGCCATGCTCGCTGGCCCCGCGCCACCCATAGGTGGCATCGCGCCAGGAAGTCCGGGAGCGCCGGGGGCTGGGCCACCGGGCATTGGCATGGGCGGTAAAGCCATAATTTACACTCTCTAAACTAAAACAGTTTATTTACGAGTAGAACGCTTTTTAGAACGGCAAGAAGCCATGTGACCGACTCCTAAAATTACTTGCGCTTAACGCGACGCGAACCATAAGCCATGTTAGTCTCCTATAAAAAATGAAAGACGGAGACTGTTGAGTCCCCGTCTTCCGAAACCACAATTACTTGCGGCCCTTGCGGTGCATCTTACGGCCACGCTTTTCGGCGATTTCAGAAACGTCAAACATAGTTAAACTCCTATTGCTGGGAACGTTGAGAGAGCTTACCATCTCAACAGACATCAGATTACGTTGGCTATAAGAGCCTTGTCAATATATAATTGAGAAAAGCTGTGGTTTATCAAAACGATAGGATGGGATGATATGCACATACCTAAACGCGATCTCGAATCATTCGCTCGAAACTTGGCGAATATTTGTATGTCGTCCCGACAGGCGAGACAAAATCGTGGAGCCTTTTTCGAGTCTTACGCCATGTCTGGTTCAGCTGACGCAGCTGCTCCAGCAATGTTTAACAAGACTTACGCATCACTCGATGATCTCGAATCACTTCTTTTTTCTCCGGTGTCTTTACGCTTCGCCATCACCGATCCTGATCTTCCAAACGTTGTCAACGAATCTAAAGGTCGGGCTGCTGCGGCACGCATTAGAAAATTCTGCCGCCAGACTGATTCGGACAACAAGATTTCCCAAGCCGTCGGAATTGCTCTCCGCAAAGGTCTTGGCCTCTTAAAATTGAACACCGTCAACAAAGAATTTAGCACGCAGCTGGTGCAGCCAGAAAACTTTGGCGTGTTGCACGAGAATTACACGGCGCTTGATGCGGACATGGAAGCGTTTACGCACCGCATGATCATTACGCCCGCGCAATTTCGCAACCTTATTCGCGGTCGTCCTGACGAAGACGAATTGAAAGAACGTGCCAAGACGCACATGAAAGGTATTTCTGGCGGCATGAAAGACGCATCTGCGTCAGCCATGAATATTGTGACGGGCGGGCTTTACCCGTTCCAAGCTGCGGGCAGCGGTCTTCCAAACCAAAGCCGCGGCCTTGTTGACTGGATGTCGCAACCTAAAGCCGACATCGATCCAGCCGTTGAATCAGCCATGCTTGAACTGGACGAGCTTTGGGTATGGGATGACAACCGTGGTGATTGGACAACATTCCAGATCATTGGCGAAGACATTCTGATCGGTGGTAAGTACCAGCTAACCAGTTCGTTCTCCTACAACACTCACGCAAAACAAACTGACCCTGTTCTCAAGGGTAGCCATCCGTTCAGCCTGTTCTGCGCCAATCCGGTGCCGGATTATTTTTGGGGCGCATCGGAAGTTACGCGTCTTGTTCTTCTCCAAGAAGCCATCAACTCACGCATCACAGGCATCAACAAGATGCTTCGCAAACAAGAAGAGCCCGCCACCAAGTTTGTCGGCTCGACCGGCGTAAACCAACAGGCACTCTCTCGCTTCAACAAGCCGGGTGGTTACTGGACTGACTCCAACCCGAACGCCAAGATCGAGCGTGACAACATTCAAATCCCAGAAGCTTTGTGGGCCTCGCTCCATGAGTACGAGCGTATGTTTGACGAGATGATGGGTCTGCCGCCAATCGCCAAAGGTCAAGGCGAACAGGGTGTGCGCTCTGCTCAACACGCCGAAACATTGGTACGTATGTTCTCGCCGCGCTTCAAAGACCGTGCGCTCCTCATCGAGCGTGACGTTGAAAAGTTTGGCGCTCTCATGCTCGACATGGCCCGCGCTCACGTCGATCAAAAGATGATTGCATGGGTTCCAAAAGACGCTGCCGGATTTGAAAATTCTGCGGCGCCAGGCGAAGAAGCCTTGTTGATCCCGCCAGCCAAAGGTCTTGTGCCGGTCACATTCACTTTTGCTGATTTGCCGGATGACGTGTCGCTCACCGTTGACTCGCACTCCTCGTCGCCAGCGTTCTCGCAAGACGCCAAGGAACTTGCGTTCAGCCTACAGCGCATCGGCGCGATGTCACCATCGGAACTCGTCGATCATGTGGACGTTACCGATCCAGACGAGCTGCGCGCCAATATCATGCGCCGCGAAATTGCTCACGCAGAAGCAGCTGCCAAAGAGCAAGAAATGAAAGCGCAAACCCACAAAAAGAAGTAAGGGGCCGAAGCCCCTTATTTTTTACCCGTCGGTTCTGTCCTCATCACCCGTAACGGTGACTGCCCGTTTTTAACTTCGGGCAGTTGGATAGATCCCGGATTAAGGGCTGCTCCGCGGAACGCCCCCGCAATAGCCCGACGACCCAACAAGTCAGCTTGTTTCTTGTTGATGCCCGCTGCCTGCAACCCGCGACCGCCAAAATAGTTGTCAGCCAATGTCTGCTGCTGGCCCGGTAATTTTGGTGCGACCGCTTCGCCTTGACGGATGTTATCCTTCAAATCCGTCATCTGATAATCTTCCATGACGATACGAGCGGTCTCATCGACAGCCTTCACGACAATCTTGTTACCGATTTGCCCCGGACCTTGACCAGACTCCAACATCCGCTGGAAGTTATCCATCTGCTTTTTCATAGCCACTAATTCTTGCTTCACGATGCAAGCTTTGCTGGGGCATGGCGGATCGTTGATCGGAATGGCTTTGTACGTCCGTGTATATTCATGGTCGCACAATTCGCACTTGTACCTGATCTTGTACTTAGTCGGTTCCAAGAAAGTATCAGACTTATTCATGTTGATCTCCAACGTGACGGTCATATCAATCTTCCATTTTCTTGTAAGCGATAGGAACCATATCTAACCTTTGACCACCCGCATTATGCTGCGCCCAATACTGATCGTAAACCCACTTTACGTTGGCTCCGTCATATGAACGGGTTACACGCCAGACCGCCGGAGCAACATTCACGCCGTCCGTCACATAGACTGCGCGTCCCGTGTACGGAAAGTTGACGCTAACCTCCGGCAATTCCTCAAATCCTTTTGGAATTTTGGTTTCTGTCACCACAGGTGTTTCATCAAACAGCGACTCCGGTGTTGGTGCCGGTGCCTCTGATTTAGCGCGAAATTTAACGTCTGCTCTACTCATAATCCATACTCCGTTTGCCATGCAGGGGGTTCGGGTTCATCGTCCGCATGATCTTCCATCGTCTTCAAAAAGTTGTACACGATCCGGTTGACCGTGGTTGCGACCGCTGGCTTCTCACCTTTCTGAGCGTTCATCACCGCATCATAGGTTAGACCTTGAGCCATCATGTCTTTTTGCGTCCAGTCTTTCCAAGCACGAACCGCAAACGCCATGGCGAACACTCGATCGTCTTTGCAATTTTCGTCGCGTGACTCTGGCGCACCGATGTGCCCGTTATCGACAACCACCAACGACATTTCGTTCAGCAACGAACGGGAGTTGATGTTCAACTCGTTCGACACATAACAACCGCGAAGCTGGTGCATCAGAATTGACTGGGTATTCCAGTTAGTCTGGAAGCCGATCACATAACCGGCACCCATCGAGTCAGGCCGCTTGTACAGATACATCCGTGCGTGCGAACCGGCGTCTTCCCATCCACGGGCTTTCACCCGCGAAGCGTTGCTTTCTAGTGAAAGCAATTGCCGGAGATGATCGAACTCGCCAAGAACAAGTGCGCCCGGCCCACCGATTTCGGGGTTGACGAGACAATCGACATAGGCAGACGACAAATGGAACAATACCCAAGCCGCGTGTTTGGCCTCAACATCTGCGGTACAATACTCCGCGACTTGTACAACTCGGTCTGCGAAGCACCGCCATACTGAGATGACGTGGTGGTCTTTGTGGTCGTTACGCCCGTAGGCAGGGTCCATACCGATAACATACTTTGCTCCTTCAACCGGTTCTTCCCAGACTTTTAACTCGATGTCGTCGGGGCTATCAATGCCCGGCTTCAGCTCAATCATTTTGAAATTGAAGAAGTCGCCGTCCACTTCATACCGGTACGCTTTGTAGCGCACCATCTCTTCGTCCAACCGCTTCATATCCGCCGTAATCACGCGGGTTTGGAAGAACGAATAACCCGTTTGAACAAACGCTTGTTCGGCAGTCCATGGTTGGTTTTGATCCAACAAAGCCGCTTCGGCGCCCGCCGCTTCGGTTTTCCACCGTATCCAAGCCAATTGTTCAGCCGTGATCTTATGGCCGTAATTCTCTTGTACGACGTCGATCATTTCTTTCTCTTCGAACTCCGGCGGGTGCAAACCGTGTTGCAAGAACCGCGGGTCTTTCCGTGGTATCCGGTTCGTGTCGCCAGCCCACCAGCCGACAAAGAAAGACTTCGCCGACAGCGGGTCATTCAAGCCATCGACATACCGTGTACGCCAATGGTTAAACCCTTTTGCTGTCGACTCATAAATAAACAAACGGTTAGGGTTTGTTTGAGCAAAACCTTCCTCAAGCGACTTCAATCCTTCCGCCGAGCCGTAAGCCGCAACTTCCGTCAAATGTCCGAAGGCATAACCGACACCTTCGCCCCATGACGTTCCTTTGTCCTTCGTACCGGCCACCAACAAATCCAACCGTGCCCCGTTGGAGAACTGCAACATTTGCCGGTTGGATCGAACGATCTTGAACGTGTCACCGAAGTAGCCGTCAGGAAACGACTCAACATACTTTTCCAACAACATACGGTTGGCTTCGCGGTTCTTCTCGGTGTCCGTCACCAGGCACCCGATGATGTTCGGGTGCAGTGCCATCCAGAACACGTCAATTGCCAGCGACACTGTGGTGACGCCAAGTTGGCGGGACTTCAGGCAATAGAACTTGTGGATGTCACTATCGAGACCAGTGCCGACCTCATGGATGAAGCGGCGTTGCGATTCCCACAGCTCCAGCTTTGACCCACGCTCGTCTTGCGAAATCGCTTCCTTGGATGAAATACGAATATCACCAATGAAGTCTTGAAACAGTTTGAGCCATTTCGATGATTTTACCGCCATGTCATTTGACCCATTGGTTGTACGGGCACTGGTTCCGGTGGCGACCAATCAAAGTTATGGTCGTTCAGGATGTCCCAAGCCATTTTCATTATATTGGCGACTTCTTCACCTTTTGCAATTCGGCGGCGAATATCCGCGGCCTGTGCATCAAGCACCGGACCAATACGATTGACCTTTTTCTTCTTGGCTTTGAACTTTTTAGCTAATTTTTCCAATTTTTTGGCCGAATTTCCGAGCCTTTCACGCTCGTTTGCTTCAGCCTCGATCTGGTTCTCCAACGTCTTGATCGCATCCCCAAGGATGTCAAAACGCTCGACTTCCAACCCACGGGACTCAATCGTATTCAAAATCGTGTTGATTGCGTTGGTCGCAAAATGCAACGCCTGAGAAAACGTGTTGTCAGGCTGGCTTCCACCCACATCGCCAGTTTCATCATAGCGTTTCCGGCGGTCTTCGTCGCTCAAGCAATCAAACGCCGCCGTCAAAGCACCAAACTGTTCCGCATCTCCGCCACCGTCAGGGTGTGCGGACTTGGCTTTAGCACGATATGCCTTCTTGATGTCAGCAGGACTTGCGTCCCGCCCGACACCCAAGACATCGTATAAATCAGACATGATTAAAGCCCGTTGTTCTCGCGCCAGCCTTTGAAGGCCCACTGGTCGTCCTCGGACAACTCAAAAATAAATTCACCCTGCTCAGGTTTTGCAACAGGTTTGCTTGGTTCATTATCAACAGGTCTCAGCGACCAGTCCAATTCCAGATCAAACACTTTGGCAAAATCTTCTACCGTTTCAAGTGTCACTGCACGGTCGTGCCATTTGGAAATGACTTCGCTACACCGCTCGATTGTTTTTTCAATGTTTGCCATCTTGCTTCTCCCGATCAAGACCAACTTCAATAAAACGCCGTGCCGCTTCAGTGTACGAGACCTGAACCGTCACGGCGTAACTTTTCAATCTATCTAAAAGATTTGAAGATACCGGAACAGTTACCTTTTCCCGTTTGGCGTCTTCTTTCTTTACATAGATACGAGGCATTACTTCTTCTTTTTCTTTTTAGGTGGATGTGCGAAGTCACCTAGATTGGCAATACGATTGACAGAAGAAGGTGCTTTCTTTTCAACCTTGCTGGTTTCTCTCAGCTTGGTTGCCATGTCTTCCGGGGTTGACGAACGTTTCGCCATTTTATTTACCCTTTTTCTTCGCAGTCCGTTGCGTCTCTTTTGCTATCGCAACGGCCTGTTTCTGTGGCTTACCTTCTTTAACCATCCGGCGAATGTTTTCACCGACGGCCTTTTCTGAAGATGATTTTTTCAAAGGCATATTACTTACCTTTTTTAGCCGCAGAGATTGCGTCTTTCAAAGACTTGCCTTCTTTCATTGCTTTGTTGGCAGCGGAAGAAACGTTCTTTTTGGATGCCGCGGATGCAGCTTTCTTTGGGGTTATAGCCATTTTTATCTCCTCAAGGGGTTCTGCGACGGCGGGGTTTGTCGATGCTGTCGTCAAAGAGGCTTTCGGGTTTTGGCTCATCCTCAATAGGCTCAATAACTTTTTCAACATCTGGAACTCCGACGGGTTCAGGTTGTACCGGTTCAATTGCGGTAGGCGAGCGATGCTTTGCCAACGTTGACTGTACACAATTTCCCACCATTGCGACAGCGGCTCTATATGCCGAAATGGTGTGCTTTGTACGGTTGTCAGTCGGGATGTCCCACACCGCTCGCTCTGCCGCTTTCTTCAACTCCCCAGCAAGGTCGTCTAAGAAACTTTGAAACTGTTGATCCATGGTGTCTCCTTGATCTGATTCGATAGTATCAGATGGTTTATAAGCTGACAAGCTGTCCGCAGTCGCAGTGCCACATCAGAACACTGTAATAATTATGAGGCCGTCCAAGGTCAGCAACAATCATCCAGCCCTGTTGATGGTATTCATCGACCCTAGAATGGATTACATATTTAAACAATCCGGTTCTTATCACGGCGCTTTCCCAAGCTAACTTATTGATATTGCTTGTCTTAAACGGGCAAGGACAACCTGTCAACATCAAAAAATTTTTTGGGGGGCGGAGCAAGGGTGGCGCCGGAAAAATTTTTGGACGAGTCCATTCACTTTTACAGGATTTCTTTTTGAATCTGAGAGGGACGCCCTAGCCCCTAACCGGAGCGCCGTAGGCGCGACCTGTACAGAGCTATGGCTATACGGAGTCGCGAGCGATAGCGAGCCACTAACAAAGCTACGGCGTTAGCTCTGAGCGAGCGAAGCGAGCGAAAAAATTTTTTTTAAGGCGCAACGGTGCGCAACGGTGCGCAACGGTGCGGCGCAACGGTGCAGCGGCGCAACGGTGCGCAACGGTCGGCGCAACGGTTGCCGCGAGTCGATTTTTTTTGAAGGGCTGATTTTTTAGAAGGTGATTGGCGGCTGCGCGGTCGATTTCATCGCCGGATTTTTGCAGCTGATCGCCGGATCGGTGCATCGGCGTTGCAGCTGGTGCGGTCGGTCACGGATTCAATTTTTGCGCGGGTGCGGTGTGACGGTGTGACGGGTTTGCGGTTGGTTTAGACAAAAAATTTTTGTGGCAAGGTTTTTGCCGCAAGCAATTGCTCGCGTTACGTCCAGCCGTCGAGGCGTGGGGCTGTCGGTCGGGCTGCTGTCGTGCGTTCGCGTTTGGGTGCCGTGATTGCAAGGGCTGCGTCGGCTGGTGGTCGTGGTGGTTTGTTTGATAGTGCGCGGAGTCGTTGGGTTACTCTGCCTTTTTCACCTATTGCGGCGACTGCTGCGCGGCGTTGTTTGTAATGTTTGTCGGCTGCCTCCAGCTGGGGCGCAAGGTCTTGAAAAACTGATAGAATATCTTTTTTATGTTCTGTCCATGTCGAGCGGTGGCAACGCATGATTCCGCGCAGATTGTCGCCGTCTTTTGGGATCGGTCTGCAATCGGTCAATATAAAATGGAATATCAAGCGGCAAAGCATGCCGAATCCGGCTGCTGGTAGGGTCATCGCAAGCGGATGATGGGCTAGTATTTCCAGAGCAAAGGGTGGAATCCGGCGTTTTTCTGGTTTTGTCATGCTGTTAAAATAGCGCAATTGTTTGATTTTTCAATTTACCGCGTGTGCAATTATTTTGTTTTAACGTCTTACGTTATTGATAATTTAAGAATCTTGGTGCAATGTTGGCGGGTCGGGATGTTCCGGCACAGGACAAGGAGTCAAAAATGAAAATCTTAAAAATTGTTTTAGGTGATTTGGTCGAGCTTGTTTGCTTAACATTGTTTCTCGGCGCAATATTCGCGCTTTCGTTGGCAATATAGGACAAGGAGTCTTTCATGTTTAACGTGCTTAGTCTTTCAACGGGTGAATTTTTAAAAAACGGTGATGGATCGATTCGGATATTTGAGTCGGGTGAATTGGCGGCAACGATTGCGGCGGGTTATTCGGAGTCGATGGGTCAAAAATTTCAGGTGCGGCGGGCCGTTGTTCGGCAAATCGAAGAGTCGGACTGGCGCAAGCGTGAAC